GAAGTCCAGCAGTACGTGCAGGGCAAGGGGTTCAAGTCTGCCGCCGCTCTCGCGGAAGCCTACCAGAACGCCGAGAAGGCGCTTTCGTCCCGCTCGTTCGAGCCCCCGAAGCCAGAAGACACGGCAGGCTGGGCCAGAATCAAGGCAGCCATGGGCGTACCAGAAGCCCCGGACAAGTATGACTTGGGCGAAGCAGGCAAGTCCCTGAAGCCGGAAGCCCTCCAGCAGTGGACCCCGGTATTCCACCAGCTGGGCCTGAGCAATGAGCAGGCAAGCAAACTGATTGCGCAAACGACCGAGATGGCAACGAAAGCACAGGCAGTGCAGGAGGAAGCCTACGTCAAGCAGACGGAAGCCACCGCCGAGCGCATGAAGCTGGAGTACGGCGACAAGTGGCCTGCCTTCCATGACATCGCGTCGCGTGGCTTCAACGTCATCAAGCAGCAGTTGAAGCTGGACGATACGAAGGTGGACGCCTTGGAGCGTGCCCTCGGAACCCGCGAACTCCTGTCCCTTGCCCACATGATCGGGGAGGCGAAGGTAGAAGCGGGCTTTGTCGCTTCGGACGGTCAGCACCGGGCCATGACGAAGGACCAGGCGCGGCAGGCTATCAACGGCTTCAAGGGCAACCCCGAGAAGTACAACGCCCTCATGAAGTCGGACCACCCGAACCATGCAGCGGCCCTGAGTGAATGGACGCAGCTTCGTCGCATTGCCGAGGCTTGAGTATGGCCGACATCATCGACCAGCGGATTGAAATCCTGAAGCTTGCGGCTGGCCTTACCGCACCGAACTGCAATCCGCCTGACGTGAAGCGGGTTGCGGACGGACTGTGGGACTGGGTCAATCAGGGACAGCCCGCAGTCTCCAAGACGAAGACGAACATTGCCAAGTCACTGGAACGCTTGGGCGCGAGTCAGAACTCAGAGAAAGAACCTACCTGAATGTTCGACCTGCGCACTGGTAGCGGACAAGTCGGCTAACGCCGGACCCGCATAAGCCATAGCAGACAAGCCTGCATTCGAACGGGACGCCGCACCCCATAGCGGTTTTCATTTCGAAAGGCACAAGCGGCTATGTCGCTGAATTACAACCCGACACTCTTTGCCCAGGATTTCAAGGCTGCCCTTGAACTGGGTCTTCAACAGCAGGGCTCGAAGCTCCGCCCCTACGTCATGTCCTCGACCGTTTCCGGTGCGAAGCAGGCTGTAGCGGTGGATCGTGAAGAGGCAATTGAAGCCTCCATTGTCACGGGCCAGCTTCAGACAAAGGTTCCCGTCAACGCCGCTGTTTCCCGTCGCTGGGTGCAGCCGGTCAGCTATGACGTGACCCAGATCATCGACCACTTCGATCAGTTGAAGATGCTGAACGACCCTTCATCCGTGAAGGTTCAGAACGCCATCAACGCCATCGGTCGCGAGATGGATGATGAAATCATCGCCCAGATGTGGGGTTCTGCGACGACCGGCGAAACCGGCGGTTCGACCCAGGCATTTGACACGACCAACTTCCAGGTTGCGGTGAACTACGAAGCAGCGGCAAACACGGGTCTCACCGTCGCCAAGCTTCGCGGCGCGCTCCGCAAGCTGCGTGCGGCTCACAACGACTTGGACCGCGATCCGCCGATTTGCGTCATCAACGCGAAGATGGAAGATGACTTGCTGAAGGAAGCGCAGATCATCGGTCGCGAGTACAACGACAGCATGGTTCTGAAGGACGGGAAGGTAGATTCCTACCTCGGCATTCAGTTCGTGCGCTGCGAGCGTCTGGACACGTCCACCTACTACCGCTGCCCGCTGTTCGTGAAGTCGGCCATTCATCTGAAGATGTGGGAAGACATCACGACGAGCGTGACAATGCGGACCGACCTCCGTGGCGATCCTTGGCAGACCTATGCCATGGCGACTTTCGGTGCAACCCGCACCCATGAGTCGAAGATCGTCCAGATTCTCGTCACAACGTAAGGACCGACTCCAATGGCAGTCACCAACGAAACTTCCCCGGAGTTCAAAGACGTCACCGACCCGCGCACCAATGGTGGCGTATCGGCGCTCTACTTCCGGGACCTGCAGTACATCCCGTTCAACTACACGCAGTCGGCTGCGGCTGGCGACGCCACGTCCACGATGGACCTGGTGTATCTCCAGCGCGGTCGCTACGTGATCCTCCCGAAGCTCAGCATCATCCGCTGGTCGGCCTTCGGCGCTTCGCGCGTTCTCGACGTGGGCATTACCGCCCATACTGACGAGACGGGCGCAGCGGTTGCGGCCTCTCTGGCCCGCTTCGACGACGACGTTGACGTGTCTTCGGCTGGCTCAGCGGCTCTGGGTTCCGACCTTGCAGCGGCTGACTTCTCGGGCGTCTACCTGAACATTGGCGGTTCGACCAACACGGACGGCGCAATTATCCGCGCCACCGTGGCGGGCGGCACCATCCCGGCAGCGGCAACGCTCACGGGCTACCTCGTGGTCGCCAAGATCGCCTAAGCCAAATCGGGCGGGGGCTTAATCTCCTCCGCCCTTCACTCTCTCGGAGATATAGCCAATGGCTACCGTGCAGCTTTCATGGGGTAAGGGCGACACGCTCGACGGTCCCAACTACGTGACGGAAGCAACGGGCGGTTCTGCCCCTTCCGAGACCGTCGCCCTGAACATTGCGGACGGGACAAGCAAAGAGCATGTCCTGATTGCCCTGCAACTGTTCCGCGACAATATCATTCAGACACAGAACCTTCCGTAACACAGGGGCCTGAACGATGGCCTCTACATGGACGGTAACGCAGATTGCCAACCTGGCCCTGACGAAATTGGGGCCGGGTTCTGGCTATCTGAGTGACCTCGCTTCCGACACGACGATAGCAGGCCAAGCCCTTAACCGCGTCTATGAGATGGTGCGGGATGAACTCTTGGAAACCCACCCGTGGAACTTCGCCATCAAGCGCGTGGAACTTGCGAGCGACGTTGACACGCCTGCATGGGGCTATGACTACCAGTACACGCTTCCGGCTGACTGCCTCCGCTTCCTGAGCGTGGAAGGCACGAAGGTGGATTACCAGATTGAACTGGACAAGCTGCTAGCCGACGACGAAGGGCCGTTGAACATCCGCTACATCAGCCGCTCAACGGACGTGAGCAAGTGGAGCCCGACCTTTTGCCAAGCTCTTGCGGCTCGCTGGGCATTCGAGATTTCGGGCATCATTGAAAGCCGCGTGACGCCGAACCAGCTTTGGGAAATGTACATGATGCTTCTTTCCCAAGCGAAGCGCGCGGACGCACAGGCGAACCCAGCCGAGGAAATGCCGGACGGCGATTGGCTGAACGCGAGGCTCTGACCCATGGCAAAGAGCCAGCACGCCTTCACAGCCCTTAACGCAGGCGAACTCTCCCCCCTGCTCGAAGCGCGGGTGGACAAGGAATTCTATGGGGTGGGTCTGAAGACCTGCTCGAACATGATCCCGCTGACGCAGGGTCCGGCCGCCATGAGGAGCGGAACCCAATACGTCAAGGCGGTGCGGAACTCTGCCAATCGCACAGCCCTTATCCGCTTTCAGTTCGGGCTGACCCAGGCTTATGCCATTGAGGTGGGGGATCAATACTTCCGGTTCTACAAAGACCACGCGATTATCACGCAGACGGCAACGAACATCACGGGAATCACGAAGGCCAACCCCGGTGTAGTTACGTCAAACAGCCATGGTCTGAGCACGGGAGACAGGGTCATCATCTCCGGCGTGGGCGGGATGGTGGAACTGAATAACCGTGAGTTCCTTGTGAACGTTCTCACGGCGAACACGTTCCAACTTGGCAGCGAGAACACGTCTTCATACACCACATACACTTCAGGCGGGACGGTCGCGAAGATCGTGGAAGTCTCCACCCCCTACACGCAGGCGGACCTGTTCGACAGCGCGGGCGTGTTGCAGCTTTCCTATTCGCAGTCTGCCGACACGCTCTACATCGTCCATCCGTCCTATGCGCCGCGCAAGCTGACACGTTCCAGTCACACGTCATGGTCACTATCGACCGTCACATTCACGGGCGGACCATTCGCGCAGACGAACGCCGATGACAGCAAATGGGTGTTTGTCGATACCACATCGTCCTATGATGTGGGCACAAGCGTTACCCTGCGTTCGAACTCAGCCATATTTGAAAGCGGTCATGTTGGTGGCCTCTTCTTCATGGAGGAGGTTTTCTACGCGGATGGCTTCGGGTCGGGCGATGTTCTCCCGTGGCAGGCGGCAGGCACGGACGGCTCGACAGGCCAGCTGAAGACCAATGACGGGAACGTGTATGAGAACGCGCGAGCTCTTGCTACGACACTTGGCAACGTCGCTCCTACCCATACCATCGGCGAGGCTTGGGACGGCTCTAATCCGACTTTCCGCTCCCTCTGGCGCTATCGTCATTCACATTGGTGCGTGCTGGAGATCACGGCTTACACGTCAAGCACGCAGGTAACGGCTACGGTCAAGACTTTCCTCTGCCATGGGCTGAGCCGTCAGCCCACGAACATCTCTAACTGCGTGAATAATGGCGCGGGTGCCCCGCGCATTACGCACGCGAGCCACGGCTACGCGACGAACGATTACGTTCTGATTGAGAACGTGGGCGGGACAACAGGGGCTAATGGCTCCTGGCAAATCACCGTTACGGGTACGAACACCTACGACCTGATCGGGGCCACCTTCAACGCGGCATGGACAGGCGGCGGTCGATCTCGTCGCTACGCCACGTGGAAATGGGCCTTCGGGGCCTTCTCCAGTGCAAGGGGTTATCCCTCCGCCGTTGCCTTTCATGAAGACCGTCTCTGCTTTGCGGCCACGACAAGCGACCCGGACACGGTGTGGATGTCCGAAGCCAGTTCCTACGAAGCCTTCTCCCCGCGTGATGCGAACCAGATTACCGCCGCGAACTCGATTACGGTTACGATGTCATCGGGCGAGGTGAACAAGATTGAAGCCATGCAGGGGACGCCTGACGGGCTGCTTGTGTTCACGGCAGACAGTGAAAGCCTGATTGCACAAGCGTCCACGAATGAGCCCCTTGGGCCGGGGAATGTAAGAGCCGTCGCTCTCTCCAACTACGGCGTGAAGGATGTGAAGCCTGTCCGTGTAGGTGGGGCCACCATGTTCATTCAGCGTGGGGGCAGGAAGGTCCGCGAATTCATCCAGACGGGGCAGGGCTTCGAAGGAAACGACCTGCTGATTCGGGCGGAGCACCTGACCGCTCAGTATGGCGTTGTGTCCATGGACTTCTGCCAAGAGCCGGACGCAATTCTCTGGTGCGCGCGGTCGGATGGAAAGCTTCTCTCCTTCACCTACCAGAAGGAACAGAACGTCCTCGCATGGTGCCAGCATACGCTTGGGGGCTATTCAGACTCAGGCAACACGTTAGAACCTGTAATTGAATCAGTCTGTCAGGTCCCGAATTCGGACGGGTCCTATAATGAATTGTGGCTCGTCGTGAAGCGATACGTGAACGGCGCAACCGTCCGTTACATCGAATACCTGAAGCCCCGCTGGATACGCGGTACAGACGTTTCTGACGGCTTCTTCGTTGATTGCGGGTTGACGTATGACGGTTCGGCAGTCTCCACCATATCGGGCCTGAACTGGCTCAGGGGGCAGACAGTCACGATCCTGGCTGACGGGAAGGTACACGCGACCAAGACGGTATCCGCTTCGGGAACAGTCACGCTTGACTATACAGCCTCCACCGTCCACGTCGGCCTTGGCTATGTCGGGCGGGTTCAGTTCCCACGGCCCGAGGCTCAGCAGCCGGATGGAACGGCGCAGGGCAAAGACAAGCAGGTCAAGAAGGTCGCTGTTCGCCTTCTGAACACCAACAACCTCAAGTTCGGCCCTTCGTTCACGAATATGGCCCGCGTGGAATTCAGGCGGAATACAGACCCGATTGACCAAGCGGTGCCGCTCATGGACGGGGACAAGCGGTTTGATTTCAACGCCCTGCCAGGTGACGGGGACGGGTATATCTGTCTCGAACAGGATTACCCCTATCCGTTCTGCGTCGTGGGCGCGTTCGCGACTCTGGAGGTGTATTGATGCTGACCCAGTTCACCCCCGCCCATCTTGCCCTCATCGACCTTCAGCGCGGCCAGTCACACGAGATGGTGACGGAGAAGGAAGCGGAATTCGCTTCTCAGATGGGGCCAGCGTGGACCTTGACGAAGCCGGACGGTTCAATACTGGCGTGTGGTGGCTTCGTCGTCACCCAGCCGGATCGGGCCATTGGCTGGGCCTATATCGCGCAGGATACGGGGAACAAGTTCCTGTCCGTCTTCCGCATGATGCGCAGCATGATTGAAAACGCACCTTGGGAAAGGGTCGACTTCCTCGTGCACGATGAGTTCCCGGAGGCGCATCGGATGGCAAGCCTCCTCGGGGCAAAGCGAACGGGGGGCATTGACGTAACCAGCCGTGACGGAACGCACAGGCACTATTCAGTCTATTCGCGAGGGTCCGGCAATGGCTGGCATTGATAGCCTAATCCAACTTGCTCAGCTTGCGGGGGCGGGAGGCCGCCTTGCAGAAGGCTACGGCGAGTATCAGGCGGGCAAGTATAACGCTGGCGTTCTCAATGCGCAGGCCCGTCAGGTCGCGACGAACGCGGGCATGGAAGAAGCGAAGCTTCGCAGGGAACAGCGGCAGGAAATCGGGAAGCAGATCGCGAGCATTGGCGGGCTGGGCATTGCCCCATCTGGTTCGGTCACGGACGTCATCCGGCAGAACATCGAGAACCAGGAAATGGACGCGCTGACGCTCCGTTACCGGGCTGAGATTGATAGGGCCGGACTGAAGGCACAGGCCAAGATGAAACAATTTGAAGGCAAGCAGGCGCTTTACGGTGGGATTGCTGGGGCGGGAGGCAAGTTGCTTTCCTCATTCGGCGAGGACGCCCTGAAGTCCCGCAAGCCAACAGGGCTGATGTACTGACATGGCAAATATCCCTATCCTCAACCAGCAGATTGGGCCGGGCCTTGGTTCGGTAAGCCCGCTTCCTCAGAACCGCATGGGCGGTGTTGGTGGGCGGACGCTTGCCAATGAGGCGGACAAGGCGGAGGAATACCTTACCCGCATTGCGGAGCAGGACGCAGCCCTTGAGGGTGCAGCCCTCCTGTCCAAGTTCCGGGTGGATGCTGAGACCGCACGGGAGAAACTACAGTCTACAGTCCAGACGCCGGACGATTTCACGAAGGTGGCCCTGAAAGAATTCGACACCATGTCGGGCGACTTCCTGAAGAACGTCCCGAACAAGCGGGCGGCGAACTTCGTTGAGCAGCGATTGACCGAAGTCCGCGCTCAATACGCATTGAACTCGCTCCAGTGGGAAACGAACGCCCGCACCCAGCGCAGGGCGCTGATGGTGGAAGACACCCTGAACTCCATGGGCGCGCGCGTCCTGAAGAACCCGAGCGATTACGACACGGCCTTGCAGGAGTGGGAAGATGCGATTACCGCTAGCGGCGTTCCCATCGACGTAGCCGACAAGATGCGCCGGAACGGGAAGGACCAGCTTGCTGTGTCGCTCGCGCAGGGCATGATAAGGCGCAATCCGTTTCAGGCGCTTCAGTCCTTACAGACAGATGCCCGCTTCACGACCCTTGACCCTGACAAACTGGAAAGCCTCATCCGCTCCTCTGAAAGCGCAATACAGCACAAGGCCGCGATGGCGGACCACGCCGCATCCGTTGCCGAGCGTAACCGCAGGCTGACCGGCGACCAAGTGTCGAAGGAGGGCTGGGACTTGCTCGCCAAGGGGCAGATGACAGAAGAATGGATGGACGCCAACAGGACGGTGCTGGACAGTTCTGACTACAAGATGCTTCGCCAAGGAATGCAGCAGGGCGGCTCCGTCACATCTCGCGCGGTGCAGTTGAAACTATTGCAGGACGTGTACACGAATGGGGTTGACGCCTCCGGGGATATTCTTGCAGCCGCAAGTCGCGGTGACTTGGATATGGCTGATGCTCGCTCGCTGCTGAACGAGAACCAGGCGGCGACCCCATCCAAGAAGGCCAAATCGTTCATTACGCAATACTTGAAGCCGAGTGACATCAACCCGTCTGCGGTGCAGGCTCAGAGCTATGCCGAAGCTATTGCGGAATTCGACAGGCTCTATGCCGAGAACCCGAAGCAGGACCCGATGGACCTTGCCCGCATGGTGGTCAAGCGCAACGCGCTCGCGGACATGCAGAACATCACCGCCGTGGCCCCACTCCCAAGCCCTCAGTACACGGTGGGCGACCGCAACCAACTCGACATCAAGGCGACCAAGAAGAAAATCCGGGACGCCTTCAAGAAGAAATACAACGGCGACCGTGAGGCAATGAACAAGGATCGGGACTTCATCCGCGAGATGAAGAACCTAAAAGCCTTTGAGGACGCCTATTCCCGCAATGCAGCTGCGCAGGCCGCAACGAGGCAAGCCCCATGAGCATGACAGATACGAACGCAGAGCCGCCAATCATTGATGAGGCGGCCTTCCTCGCTCGCGAGAAGGAACTGGAGAAGGCCCGCACCATCGTCAGCAAGCAAGACAAGGCGAAGGTGCGCTCTGAACTCGCGACCCAAGCCAAGAAGAACAAGGGCACTCCAAAGGGAACCCTCTATGAATTTCTTGGGGCGACAGAAGATTACGCAGGCGCACTGAGTCAAGCGGGCGAGCAGCTTCGCAAGGAGCGCGAGGACATTGTTGCCCGCCAAAAGAAGTACCTTGAAGAAAGCGCGCAGTACCCGCAGGCAGTCGAACAGACGCAGACGCCACCGGACATGAAGTTCAACGGGCAGGGCGGTCCACTTCTGAGCAGCGAGGACGGGGCGGTAGCATACGCCCAAGCCGTCGAGGCCGGAGCAGAGGAAGACATTGCCCGCTGGGCAGCGGAGGCGGACGAAGAGGAGCCTGTCCAGCAGGAAGCCAAGGCAACGCCGCGACCCTCCGTGCAAAGCGTGGGTGAGGCTGTATCAAGGGCAAGGCCGCGCCCTGAAGGGACGCCCGCAGTCCCCGGCCCATCCATCGGGACGAACATCACGTCTACCGCTGGAAGCGTCGCAGGTGACATCGCAATCGGCCTTGCTGAATCGCCGGGGGCTATCTTCCGTGGCGTTCAGGGTGGTGTGGACGAACTGCTGGACTCGATTGATTCAGCAGGTGCGTGGGTTGCCATCAACGGTGCACGTTTTGCAGGAGATGAGGCAGGCGCGGCAGGCATTGAGAAAATGCGAGCAGACGGGGCGCAAGCCTTGGGCGCTCTCGTGGATGCACCCGGTCAGGCTTCATCAGTTACAGGCGGCATCATTCAAGGCATTGCCCAGTTCGTGACCGGATTCGCAGCGGGCGGTAAAGCCTTGCAGTCCGCTGGCCTGCTCGGCAAGGCGGGGAAGATCGGAGATGTATTCCTAAAATCTGCCTTTGCGGACGCCTTCGCATTCGACCCGGCACAGCAGCGCCTTTCA